CTGAATCGCCGATTTTGTTCCTCGAACGCCCGGCGGATATTCTCGTTTGGAACCTTCCCCAAATTTGAACGCACGTTCAAAAGCTCGCGGCCGTTCCGAGTGTTTCGTATATCATCCACGACAATGCTTGACGCGTTCCGGCGGCCGTTATAGTTTCGAGGTAAAAGGCGCAAAAGGTCCCCGAGCTTACGGGCCCGACGGGACTTGCTATACTCGTACTTTATATCCTTGAGTTCCTTTTCAAGGGCCTTTCGGAGAGCCTCGGAGATTATGGGGCGGTTCTCGGGGTACTTGCGCAACGCATCCAGAAGCTCACGGATAGTCATTTTCGTGTAATTACGGGGGGCCGGAGGACCCGCGGGGCCGAGGGGAACACCGGGACCCTTGTTCCGGAACCACCCCGTCTTGCCGTTGCGCGTCGTCAAAATGTAGCCGGGCGGTGGCGGGTTGAAACGACCTCGATTGTTCTTATTTGGTTCAACAAAGTTTGGTTGAGGCGCGGCTGCAGCCATCTTACCTTTCCCTGAGAAAAAACCAGACCAAGGCCACTTGATGCGTTTCAGTCTTTCAATAAGGCTCAGGTGTTCGGGGGTTGGTTCCGTCTGTAAGGTTTGTACAGCCGCACCTGCAACTGGCCGGGGAATACGCACGCTATTTTGGATCAGTTTTGTTATAGCCGTCGCAACATCACTCGCGTTTGCCTGCTTGATAACTTGAACAGCTGCAGAGGTCTGACCACCTGTCACGAGGGGTGGAATGACCGCGACCGTGACGGGGCTCGAGAGCTTGACTTTGTTCTGTATGATCTTTGTGACGGCTTTTGCAACGTCATTTGTTGGAGCGTAGTTTATAACTTTGACCGCATTTTGATCAACAGCTTTCTTGATGATGGCCATGATACCAGGCACGATATTCTGATTTTGTTTCAGATTCGCAAGACCCTGTTTGGGGTTGACGTGTGTCCGAATAATTTCGACGATTCTTTGAACAAGTGCGTCGTTATTCGACATGGCCTACTAGGTGCTGGGATAAAAAGACAGCGCCGAAGGGGCTGTTCGCCAAATTGGGGGCGCGGTGCGGGGAACAGCCCCAAGGGGGCTGGTAACAAAAAACGTGTCTTGTCCGGCTCAAAGGTTTAGAAGGGTACGCCATGGACCAACCAAGAAACATGGCCACGCTCTTGAAGACCCGCCTCATCTCACCCTATCAGCACGATGGCGTCAAGTGGCTCGTGGAGAGGGAACTTTCAAGTTCCCTCCCAGGTGGGTTTCTGTGTGACGAAATGGGACTTGGCAAGACGGTTCAGCTCATCGCCACTATGCTCATCAACCCCAAGCCGCGCACGCTCGTGATTGTGCCCAAGTCGGTGGTGGGTCAGTGGTGTGATGAGCTCGAGCGGTTTGCGCCCAGTTTGACGGTGGGCACCTTCGACGGGCCCAAGCGCACTTTGCCTTATGGCGCTTTGCCCAACGTCACGGTTGCGCCATACTCCGTCTTGGGGGAGCGGAAGGGCGGCGCGCGATGCGCCCTGTTGACGGTCAGATGGGACCGCGTCATCCTGGATGAGGGGCACGAGATTCGCAACCGCAAGAGCAAAACGCACGTGGCGGCTCTGGAGCTGCGCGCCCCGATCCGCTGGGTCGTGACGGGTACGCCCATCTTCAACTCGATCCGCGACTTTGTGGCTCTGTGTGCCTTCGTGGGCATCCCCAAGGATGTGGTACAGGGGTACACGGACAAGATCCGCGAGACGTACGTGCTCCGCCGGACCAAGGCTGACGTGGCCCGAGGCGTCTACGACGCCGAGGGACGATGCATCGTCCCTGGAAACAAGCGCCTCGAGCTGCCGCCGTGTGACTTCCAGAACCTGGAGCTCGAGATGTACCCCGAGGAGGCGGACCTGTACCGTGACGTGTTCGACCAGGGTCAAGGGGTCGTCCGCTCCATATTCAAGGCGGGAAACGTGGCTATGCACCAGATGGAGCTTCTGGAGTGCCTCCTGCGCGTGCGTCAAGTGATGACGTGGCCCCAGATGTACCTGGACGGTATCGCGGTCAAAAACGGGATGGACCCCGAGCCGTGGACGGGCCGGTCGCGCAAGATGGAGTCGCTCTCGAGTCTGATCAGGACTCACCCCAAGGAGAAGACGCTGGTGTTCACTCAGTTTATGGGTGAGATGGACCGGATCCAAGAGATGCTGACAGAGGCGGGTATCCCCGTCCATAGAATAGACGGGTCCGTCTCCAAGGAGCTTCGAGAGGAGCGCATAGCCGCCTTCAAGGCCGCCACGTCATCACCGGCCCCCGTGTTCATCATCCAGGTCAAGGCGGGGGGTGTTGGCCTCAACTTGCAGGAGGCGACGCGCGTGTATATCACCGCGCCAACGTGGAACCCCGCCACGGAGCTCCAGGCGATCGGCCGCGCCCACCGCACGGGTCAGACCCGGAAGGTGGTGGTGCGCCGCCTCGTGTATACCGGGGTGGAGGGAGGAACCGCAGGTTCAGACCCGAGGCCGCTCCACTCAGTCGAGGAGAGTATCCTGCAGCTTCAAGCGGCAAAGGCCCAAGTGTGCGCCGAGGTGCTCAACGACCCCCGCGTCCTGACCCAAGTGCCCAAGTCGACCAAGATGAACATCCAAGTGCTCAAGCGTATTTTCGCCGTGTAATGTAGTAGCAATGGCTCCAACACCCAACCGCGCCCGGTCTCTCAGTATCGCCAAGTCGGAGGCTACTCGCCGCGCCACGGAGAAAAGGCGGTTCAATGCACTCGTCCAACAAATTGCCCTAGCCGCCATGTACAATGCCCTTCCAGCCCATCTCAAGTCCCCCTCCAAAAAAAATAAACATAGAAAGTAAATGACGGTTGGTTCGCGCGCTCAGGTGTACCACGGCAATGCCACCGAGACGGCAGGTGGCCTCAAGAAGAAGGACCTAAAGATGAAGGACGGTGAAATTGTGTCCAAGAAGAAGGCCAAGGGGGCGAAGACGAATCCCTGGATAAAGGCGGTCGCAAAGGCCAAGAAGGAGCTCGGCATCACGGGCTTTGCGCTGGTCCAGGGCGAGCTTCTGAAGCGGGCTCGTGAGATTTATTCCAAGTAAATAGAAATGCCACTTCTTGGCCTCAAATATGCGACGAGTGAGTCTCTCGTGAACAAAATTCTCAAGAAATCGGTAAAAAGGCGCACACCCCGGGCGTCAGTGCGGCGGAAGACGTCTCCTCGACGGGGAGCGACTCCTCGGCGGTCGGCGCATCGGTCAAGGTCTTGACTTGGTGGGCCCGGATAGTCAGACCCCAATTTTCATTATAAAAATACGTCGAGTCTACGTCTATGAGACACGAAAGCTCTTGACCCCGAAACAAACCTTCCCGGACCTCAGGGCTGATTTGTTTCGAATTTTGATCAAAAATATAGACCGAGTCATCAATCTTGATACGGAGCACCCCCTCTTTGAGGTTCGAGTTAAAGGGGGCTACGCCAGGGCACAGGTGGGACTCGAGCTGGCGCCACCACTGAAGAAATTCAGTGTCGGAAATACTCACCTGAAAACTATTGTACCCGCCTACACCCCAAGTACACAGACCCCGGGGGACTTGGAACCGGAGAGGGCCTCTGTTGTATCTGAACCGTGTTCGGTCTTTCGTCGTAGAGACCGTCTCTATTTGGTTCATGTCGATATCGAACCAAAAGACCATCTTTATAATAAAAGTCTCACTCCTTTTTAAATGGAAAGCGCTTGGAAATTTGCGAAACAAAAGTCCAAAAACAAATATAGTGCCAATTATTCTTATGGGTACTCCCTACGTACGGAACGGGGAACTCGGAACCTATCTAATTTGATAGACAAATACGTTCGGGCCATTCGCCAAAAGACCAAGAGTGAAAACAATATCAAGAGGAATTTCGGGGAGGAGTACGCGCGTATAGAGGCGCGGGATCGTGCCGAGTATAATAACTTTGTGAAAGCCTTGAGTGAAATACGCGCCAGGGCAGAGGCTGCACGGAAGGCAAACAATCAACTGAAACAAATGGTGTCTCAACTCACAAAGAGTATCAAAAAGAATAGGCAAAAGCTACGACCATCAAGCAACGCCCTCACAGGCCTCGCCCAACTGCGCAACAACTTGAAACGCAAACTCCTTAACGAGTACAAGCGGGCAAACGCGGCAGGAAATGTACGCACGGTCAGGCGTTTGAGTCGGTCCCTGAGTGGCCTAAGATCACCTCTGCGTCAGCGACTGTGAGCTCCCGAGAGGGTCGTGCCCCTTTAAACAGGATACGCAAATCTGTAGACCACGATTCGTTTTTTGTAAGGGCACAGAAACACCCACACGGACACGTATATTCAACCACGTGATCAGCCTCCTCTTCGTTAAAGATAGTGAAACCGGCCGTATGGTAACTGAGCTTTATAGGAGACCGAACGATGTGACACCCATGTATTCTCAGATAGTGTAAGGTTTCCGTTTCCATGTTGTATATGATCCCGTCGTGAGACTTGAGAAGGTACCAGAGTCGCCAACTCTTTGCCTCGTCCAGTCTCTTGGGTTTAATTTTAAAAGCTAATTGAACATCGATAGATGGGTCCGAGTGTTCAATTATCCACCTGATAAGGTCGTTTGGAAGTCTTTTCCAAATTTGACTATCCATTTATTTACTTTCTTTTACAGTTTTTAAATGGTGCACAACTCGCACGCATTGTGAATCCTTTTATTTTTCCCATCATGCACTTTACTTTGGAAAACTTGCGGGGCAGACTGAAAAGCTTCTTATTTGTGAAGCGAATACAAACCTTGTTCTTGGGGCCCGCCTTACAACAGGACTTCATCCTTATTACTCACTGAGAGTTTTAGCTAGGCCGAGCACATCTCGCAACTCTCGGGATTCGCAAGGGAACACGCGAGTTTCTGTTCCTCTGTGGGCCCCGTGGACAGTGGGACCAGCGGTCCCACTGGAACCGTCACCTGAATTGGTCGAGCCTTCGGGCGGGTTCGAATGTAGTAGCTTCCTGTTTTGAGTCCCTTGCGCCACCCGTAAAAGTGCATACTCGTCAGCTTGGCGCTTGTCGGATCCTCCATGAAGATATTGAGACTCTGAGACTGGTCAATGTATGGCCCGCGGTCGGCAGACATATCAATCAGGCTCTTTTGCGGAATCTCCCAGACTGTCCGGTACACAGCCTTGAGCTTATCTGGAATATCAAGAGACTGGACTGAGCCTCCGTTTCGTACAATTTCCGTCTTGGTCTCGGGGCTCCACTTGCCAATAGCCTGGAGGTCCCGAATCAGGTGCTTATTAACCATCACAAACTCACCGGCAAGGGTCCGACGCAGGTAGATGTTGGTCGTGTACGGCTCGAAACACTCGTTGTTCCCCATAATTTGTGACGTGGACGCGGTGGGCATAGGTGCAATCAAAAGAGAGTTCCGGAGACCGTAGGTGGCTATTTTGTCCTTCAAGTCATTGAAGATGGGTTTCTTGATTCCCCAGAGGTCAAACTGAAGGAGCCCCTGAGACGCGGGCGACCCCGTGAACGTCTCGTACTTGCCAAACTCCTTTGCAAGGGCACACGACTCTTGGAGCGCTGCAAAGTAGATGTTTGTGAAAATGTGAATATTCAACTCCCGGGCCCCGGGTGAGTCAAAGGGCAGACCAAGCAACTGGAACACGTCAGCCAGACCCTGAACGCCGAGACCGATTGGCCGGTGACGCAAGTTGCTGTTCTTGGCCGCTTGTGTCGGGTAATAGTTCTTGTCAATGACCTGGTTCAAGTTCCGAGTCACGACACGGGTCACCTCCTGGAGCTTATCGAAATCAAAGGTGAAACACGGTGTACCTTCAGGTCCGACCTGGTTGACTGGCTTTAGGAAGGCGGGCAAACACAGACTGGCCAGGTTACACACGGCCGTCTCGTCCGGTGTTGAGACCTCCATAATCTCGGTACACAAGTTTGACGATTTGACGGTCCCGATATTCTTCTGGTTCGACTTTTTGTTGACTGAGTCCTTGTAGCACATGTATGGGGTCCCAGTCTCGACCTGACTCTTCAGGATGGCGTCCCAGACCTCACGTGCACGGACCTTCCTCTTGTATCGCCCCTGTGCGACGTACTCACGGTACATTTCGTTGAACTCGTCACCGTACACATTCTGGAGGCGGGTGGAGTCGTTGGGACACATGAGGTACCAGTCACCGTCCTCCTCGACCTTTTGCATAAACAGGTCCGGGATCCAGAGGGCCGTAAATAGGTCGCGGCACCGAGCCTCTTCGTCACCCTGGTTCAAACGCAACTCGAGAAACTCGAAAATGTCTGCGTGCCAAGGCTCCAGGTACACAGCAAAGGACCCCTTGCGCTTCCCACCACCCTGGTTGACATACCGGGCTGTGTTATTGAATACGCGCAGCATAGGCACGATACCATCAGCTACACCGTTTGTCCCCTTGATGGGTGTGCCGTTCGCGCGGATGTTGCTGATATGCAAACCGATACCGCCAGACCACTTGGAAATCTGGGCACACTCCTTCAGAGTATCGTAAATACCCTCAATGGAGTCGGACTTGGCGGCTACCAGGAAGCAGCTCGACATCTGAGGCCGACTGGTTCCGGCATTGAACAGGGTCGGGGTCGCGTGCGTAAAATACTTTTGGGACATGAGGTCGTAGCTCCGGCGAACGCTTTCAGTGTCCGCCCCGTGAATAGCCAGAGCCACGCGCATAAACATGTACTGGGGTGTCTCCCCGGGAAGGAGGTACCCCTTCTGAAGCGTCTTGATTCCAAAGTATCCAAAGTCGTAATCGCGCTTTGGCTGGATCCATCCGTCCATCTCGAGCCGAACAGCATCACAGAACTCCTTAGACAAGAGTCCCTTGGCATTGAGGGCCAGGACGCAATCACTAAAGGTCTTGGGGCACGTCTTCTGGAGGTTCGAGACGGTGATGCGCATGGCTAACGTCTCATAGTCTGGGTGTTCGGTAATCATACCGATAGCCACCTCAGCACTCAAAGTATCAATCTCACTTGTCGAGATACCATCATACATACTTGTGAACACCTTCTGGGCCACCTTGTCCGGCTGAACATTCAGGACCTCAAACTCTGGGGACATATTTAGTTTTGAAATTCGTTGGGTCACCTTGTCAAACAGCATCTCGACCGAGTCTCCATTCCGCTTGATGACCTTCATTGTATTTTTAGCGTCCTATTTTTTTAACTTGAGTAACAGTAATGAGTGCTCTCGGAACATATGACGTCAAGCCTATTCGTCTGAGTACGCCAACTCCACTCGGCAACGCCTTCTTTTCAGAGTTCAACCGTGAGAGCCTTCACTCATCTATAGTTGACGTCATCAAGTCCAAGACGGGGTACGAGGTTGATCGCCAGAACGATGCAGGGCTCCAGTCCCTGATGCGTGTTGTGTACACGGACCTCGTGGAGGACCCAAACACGGACGTCCGGAGTCAGGTGTCCCGTATGAATGATGAGGTTATCAAGCGGGCAACATCCACCATCTCGACCGGTATGCTTCAGCAGCTGGTGTACCTGCGTGACATTGCCGAGAACCCCGTCCCAATTGATATACCAATCAAGACCAGCACATACGGTAACAAGATCCCTAGCAACTTCAAGTTTGGAATATTTTAGGGAGTTCAGAAGGAACTCGGTTACGGCGTAGCCGTAAATAAGTTCTGCGAAGGAGGGCCTGAAAGGCCCGACGGAAAACAATGTTTTCCTTTACTAAATATGCGAGCTCTCGACGACTTGCTTCTGGGTTTCCTTATATTCTTTGCCATCGAGCGCCTCGTGCGCCTCGCCAGCAACGCCATTATCGAGCCTTGGGCCGAGAAGATGACGAGCAATGAGAATGTGGTTGAAAACTGGAAACTCGGCGCCGAGTTTGTGTTACTCGTTGCCGCGTGCTTCGTCGTCGTCTACTTCAGGAAGCCTCTCGCTCGGCTCATCACTTAAAAGAGATGGGCGTTTTATACTCAATGAATAAGTTTCGAGATGAAACTGCACTCATGTGTCATCAAAAGGGGTGGGACAAGGCTCCAATCAGCATCGTATGGATGCTCCTTAATGAAGAAATGGGCGAACTTGCGTCCAGTATCAGGCAGAAGAAACAAATCTACAAAAAGACAGGACTCAAGAAGGACAGGGGAACAGATATCATGATGGAGATGGGTGACGTGTTCAGTTACCTGTTCCAACTTGCAGCCATGTTGAACATAGACTTGGACGAAATGTGGGACCTTCACCAGCAAAAGGTCAAGACCAAAGTCTACTCTCCCAACAAAAATAATGTAAGCGTATTTTAGAACAATGGCATCAAATCTTATGATAGATGACCGTCTGCAGATTGACCTCTTCAACCCGACCACATGGACGGGTGACTTTGGCATCCCCCACGACGGGTTCCGTAAGGATCTCTTTATCGATGGCTCGTATACAAGAGCCATTGATGAAGAGCCAGTCGATTACAGTGATGATCTGGACCATAACCTCAAGCCACGAGATCTCTCAGGGAACGTGCACCTCAAGACCATCAGCCCCAACTACGCACCTCACGATGCGTTCCCAACACGTAAATACGAGTACTCGGACGGTACTGTGACGTGGTACCGCCCTCAACTCCCGTGGTGCTGGATGAATGGCGGGAACCAGAAGAGCGGCCCTCGCAAATTCAAGATCACAAAGAGCCCTTTGTTTATTTTGATGGTTTTGGTGCTTGTGTTTTACGTTCTGAGCCGGCTCAAAATGTAGCGACTTTCGGGGCGACCACCTTGACCAATTTCTTTGCTAAATTCTCTTTTTCAATTTTGGACCGTTCATCCAACTTGGGGCAACAGTGCACCTCGAGTTGAATGCACTTGCAACAGAAGGACCCTTCACACTCGCGACACTTGAGAAACCGGTTCTTGTGTTTACACTCGGGTTTCTTTCCGAAGATTTGGGTGTACGAGTCCATCCTCTTCTAGTACCTCACATACAATTTGTTTCTTAAAGTGGGAAGGCTCTTCGTCCAGAATCTCACACAGTCCATGGGCGCGCCCCTTGAGCACACGCTGCCAAACACGCTCGAGCACAGGGAGGGCCCGGGCGAACCACTCGCGGTCACGGTGGACGCGGACAACCACGAATTCCTCTGGGGATCGAAGAACTCCGTCTTCGATCCGGGCGGGGCGATACTGAACAAAGTCACACTCCTCCAAATCTGTAATCTCAAGCTGAAGCTGGACCTGTGGCCAATAGTGTTTAGGAACGTTCGGTTCAATCTTGCGACTCAGAGGACACTTAATTTCGACCAAAATTCCATCCTCCGTGACGCCATCGGGAGATGCGCCGAGCCACGGGTAGTCCCTGTGTTGAACAAGACCAATCTCGTGGGACTTTCGGTTGTATTTTGCGTCATACAAGTCCCGAACCAAGGGCTCGAGACGGGTCCCGTGTTCTGTTGCGGCGTTCCCGGCCCACTTGGTCCGTAGAACCTTCTTTTTGACAAATGCATCTTCCGACTCGTAACGACTTTCACCAATGGCACTTGCAGCATCGCTCGCCGTGATCATATTCTCACGGAGGTCTAACCATTCCTGAGACCTTTGTTCGGCGTATTCTTGCGCAATCAACTCACGGGCTCTCTGAACTGTTGGACTTTCCATTCACGGGTATCTTCTTATTTTTGAAACGTGGATCCGTCTTAAGTACAATCTCCGCGGCGTTTTGCTCAGCCTGTTTCTTGGTCGTTGCAAACCCAGACCCACAGTCCATCCCGTCCACAACAACCGTGATGAAGAATTGCCCGTTGGTTTGTCCGTCCATACGGTATTCGGGCAAGGCGTACTTGAGGGCCTGACACCACCGCATGAGTTGGTCCTTCCAATTATCATCTACGAGGGACGTCTGAACCTTTGTGAATGACTCGAGGACAAACCTCTTGGCGTGCACCATACCGAGGTCCAAGTAAATGGCACCCACAAAGGCCTCAAACACATCCTCCATAATGTGCTCGTT